CTCCAGACGCATTAAACGTTAGGGCATCAGGCGTTATTGAGGGCCGGGACCGAGGGGGCAGTCGGCCTGGCTTAATGCAATCTCACGAAGACGACTTGGGCTCCAACGTTCGTATGTTGTTCCCAATGATCGTGGCGCCTAATGATGGATTTACCGCCTTCTCTGATACGTTCGGCGGGACTGCGATTGCTGCCGCATGGACTCAGGCTTCTTGGGCGACTGATGTTCCATCCATTCTTCCATCTGCACTATTATCTGTAGATACCAGTGTTGCTGATGCTGCAATTGTGCATGATGCTTTGCTAATTGATAGTTCTCAGAATTATACTGTCGAGATGATGATGGTTCCGTGGAATGGGGAATTTCATGGAAAGTATCAACTCTATCTGCGAATGGATAATACTCTCGCTTATGCTACCGAGGGAGTGGAAGTAGAAATTATCATGTCTGGCGATACCGGAGCATATACCGGGACGTTAAAATCGTATTTGGCAGCAGCAGAAACTTCATATGCTCTTACTGCCGGAACCATCGTTGGCGGTGCTCGCCCGGTATGGCTGACTGTTTCAGTAGTCACGGATACCATAACGGTAAAACTGGACGGAGTAACACTAATTGTTCAGAATCTTTCGCCAGCCCAGAACGGATTGAGAGTTGGATTAGGGCTCGAATGTACCGTTGATGGTGGCTTGTGCTTGGCGAATGTATTTCGTGTTCAGTATTATTCAACTCAAGATCCTCCGTCTCTCAGGTCCATGCTAGTTGCATCTTGCGGTGGTGCTATATATCGTGAGACTCCATATGGCCGAATGACAGTTGTCCCCTCGGACCTCAGCGTCAGGGATGACGTTCAATTGATGGCCGCCCAGAGTGGGCAGAAGTTATACATTGCAGATTATGGTGATGTAATGGCTACCGGAACAAATGGAGTAGTAAGCGGCGCTACATTGGACTCTGCTACATATGCAAATTGGACTCTTTTAGAAGCAGACGGATTAAATGTTTACGATTATGTAGTTGTAATCTCCAACGGAACCGACGAGACAGTTGATGGGACATATCAGATTGAGAGTATTGCAATTGGGGCAATCACTTTAACCGCAGCCCCAGGAGACGGAAATTGCTCTTTTCGCATAGAACGTGGTCCGAAGATTTATGATCCAATCGAAAATACACTCACTCTATTTACGGCAGAAGCTGGCGGCCAAGTTCCGACGGGTTGTCCGTTAATTGTAAATTATCTTGACAGAATTGTTCTGTCTGGGGCTGAGATTGCACCGCACGTGTGGTATGCAGCGAGAAAAAGTGATGAAGACGATTGGGATTATTCACAAACCGATAGCACAAGGGCTGTGGCTGGGCCCTTAAGTGAGGCAGGAATGCCGGGAGAAGCTACTGTTGCGCTTAGCGTTCATAGTGATGATTACTTGATACTTGCAGGCAGAAATACTTTATGGAGAATGCGAGGAGATCCTGTATATGGTGGCAGCCTTGATAGTGTATCGCAGAAGACCGGGATGGTTGGCCCAAGCGCATGGTGCTTTGGCCCATCAGGAGAAATTATCTTTCTATCAAAGGATGGTATTTACATTCTTCCGCCGGGAGATTCACAACCAATTTCAATGTCGAGAGAAGTTCTTCCATCTGAGTTTCTTAACTTTCATCCAGATACTACAACTGTACTAATGGAATATGATGTCGATGCAAGGGGAATACATATTTATCTTACCAGTGATTCGTATGACACAAGAACTCATTGGTGGTTTGATTGGGAAAGCAAGACCTTTTGGCCTGTTACTTTGTCCTCAGATCACGAACCTACTGCGATTTGCTCATATCAGGCAACTGCAATTGAGGATACTGGAATAATCCTTGGATGCAAGGACGGGAAACTTCGCAGGTATACTCATTTGGCCGAGACTGATTGTGGAACTGCATTTGCGACATATGTAAAAATTGGTCCAATTGCACTTGGGCCAGATTCTTTTGTAGGAATTATAGAATCAATAGATGCAGTAATGGCAGCAAACAGTGCTGATGTTACATGGTCAATTTATCCATCTCTTACATTTGAAGGCGCCGCATCATCTGCATCGACTAATTTCACGGGAACGTGGATTGCCGGTCTTAATTCTACGACAAGGATGGTCGGGCGCGGGCAGGCATTTATGTTGAAAATTACTGGCACTTCCGGCCGCAGATGGGCGATGGAAAGTATTACTGGAATTATTAAACAAGCTGGTCCGAGGAGAAAAGCATAATGCCAGCAAGGATTCCACATCCGTCATCTGATGTTGAAGTCAGGCAGGCTTTCCAGCGGATTGCTGCAAGTTCTGATATTCTAACGGCAGGCGCATCGGGGGAAATTCTCGTTGGTGCTGGCGTTGGATTATATCCGGTATGGGGAACGGAATTAACAGCCTTAACGAAAGTTACAGTAGATAATATCACCATTGATGCAGCAGCTATCGTAAGTGATACAGGGGCCATATCTTTTAGCAATGAAAACTTAACAACTACTGGAACAATCGCAGGTGTTAATGTTACTTCTGGCGCAGATCCGGGACATACACACACTGGAGCAAGTTTATCTGGTATTGATATTTCTGCGGATACGAACCTCGCTGTTTCTGCGCCAATCGTACTTACAGGCGATACATTAAGTTTAGATCAATCCGCAATAGATCACGGGTCGATAGGTGGCCTTGAGGGCGATGACCATACTCAATATCTTTTGGCCGATGGTACCAGAACGCTAACAAACAGCATGGCAGTCACTGCCCTAAAGACCATAGACGGCCGCGACCTTTCGGTGGACGGGGCAAAACTGGATGGTATCGAGGCCCTTGCGGACGTGACGGATGCTACGAATGTAGCTGCTGCTGGCGCTGCAATGAGCGGCGGAGCGTTCCATGATGGATTCTCGGATTTTGTTGCCGCAGAGCACGTTTCACTTCCCAATACTATTGCAAACATACTTTCGGATCACGATTTAGCAGCGCATACCGCACTTGGATTGTTTGATGCCAGTTCCGATGTAGACCATGATGCAACAACGAATTTTGTAGCCAATGAGCATATTGATTGGACAAATGCAGCAGTGGCATTTGTAACTTCCAGTACCATTGCAGGCATTAACGTTACAAGTGGAAGCAATCCTGGGCATACACACACTGGAGGGGTGTCTGGAATTGATACTGTTACAGAACTTACAAATAATGGAGCGATGCACGGAGCGATTTGTCATGTAGTTTATTCTGACGGGGATGGCACATTTGATTTTGTCGATGTTACGGACAGTGATAAATCAAACGCCATTGGCCTGTTGACCGAGACTATCACAATGGGCAACACTGGCTTCGTAAGGGTAGGTGGTGTTTTATCGGCAGCAAAAGGATTTTGGAATGCAGTATCGCATGATACGGGGGGAGACGGATTGGTTTCGGGTTCTTTTTATTATGCCTGTCCAGTCACTCCCGGTTGGATAACAAAAACAAAACCTACCGATCCTGCATATCGAGTAGTCAGACTTGGAGTTGCACTCAGTACGACAGATCTTAGTATAGATATTCAAGAAGCAGCGCCAGTTCTTGAGCTGGTTGATACTAATTTAACAATATATGTTACTACAACGGGCAGCGACGCGACTGGTTTGGGAATAGTAAGTAATCCATACGCCACCCTAAGCAAGGCACTTGATATATTATCTACGAAAGTAATAGCCTCTAATGTCACGGTAACAATTCAACTTGGAAACGGAACATACACCTCCGCGTCTCCAGTGAATCTTGTTCATCCGAACGGTGATAGAATTGCGATAACTGGAGAAAATACTCATGCCATAAATATGACTTCCATACAAAGTTCTTCTGGAGCAGCGGGCGCGTGGGCCATTGTGCTTAATGTAAGTAGTGTTGCTAATTGTGCGGTGGGTGATTATATACTTATTCCCAAGGGACCAACCGGCGGAACCAGACCATTGATGATGGCTGGATGCCATAAAATCACTAATGTAGATGCACCAAATACTAGAATTACAGTAACTAACAAAAACCTATACGAGACAGCGCCTAGTGGCGCCGTTGCTGCAAGTATTGTTGTTGTGAAAACAGTTCTTCAATTCAATGGATGTCATGGAATCGTTTTTTCAGGTGGTGTGAAACTTGGGAACATTGCAAAGTGTGTTGTTGCAGGAAATGGAACTGCATCTACAAATGGAATTTATCTCCAGTCACTTAATGATTGCCTTGTAGATGGTACTACATTTGGAATTTATTATTTTTATAACTGTGTAGAAGTTGATTTTAAGTCTGTTTTCAGGGGGAATTCAGGACACTATTCAGGCGCAACGCATTTTAATTTGTATGCAGTAGATGCGTCACTGACGGTTAGTAATGCTGCAATAACCGGCGCTGCTTTCGGAGTATACTGCGTTCAATCGAATGCAGTATGTCAGGGGGCCACAGTTTGCGGATGTTCATATGGATATTACATTGGATACCAATCTTCGATACTGGCGGCAAGTTCTGCAAACATTGCATATTGCACAACATATGGAGTATATGCAACAAGCAATTCACTGGTACTTTC